CATTCTGTCTCAGGGTCGCTTAGTGGTGGTAGCTCATATTTATCTGATGGCGGCTCCGGAACCACAATTGCTGGAGGTGGTAGTCATACTCATACATATTCAGGAAACTCCAATGATGGTACGTTGCTACCATACTCTGTATATACTCGGTTTTATCGTGCTAAAAATGATGTTATCTATACTCCTGTCAATGTTGTTTGCTTTTTCGATGGGGCTCCTACTTCAGAGTGGACGGTAATAACGGGGTGGAATGATGCGATTTTAGGAGCTAACGATACAAATCCAGCGACTTCTGGAAGTAATACACATACACATTCATATTCGGGCACATCGAGCAGTTATGGCGGTTCGCTATCAAATAAAACAGGAAATTCAACATTCGTACCACCATCTCATACGCATACTATAACCATTACGCTAGACTCCGCCAGTCACGTTCCCCCTTACGTGAACCTGATTCCAGCATATCTGAACACAGAGCAATCTGCATGGAATACGCGAACCTGTACCTATCCAGTGGACGTACTTGTTAAAAAAACACTTGGCGCATCGAAAGTTGATGATGTTGTTATTAGTAAGACATTTAATACGAGCTCAACATCAAATGCAACAATAAAGCTCATCAATAATTTAACATATGTTGATAATATACTGATACAGAAGACCCTATCACATGAGTTACCTTCAGTAGATGCACTTGCTATAAAGGAATTTAATAAATATGTAGATAATGATGTAATTACAAGCAAAACATTTAAAAAAGATATATCATTGAATTCGCTAATCCAGGCAGCTAAGAATTTAACATATATTAATAATATATTATTACAGGATACAAAATTATACGAATTTGTATCTGATATATTATTAAGCAGGATGTTTGATTGCACCTATATTCAGAATGCACTTAACCAGCGTTCATACGATGGACTATATGGGAACGCAATCAGGATCTGGACTCGTCCACCCATCAGCATTTCTGGAAGCGAGCTCTTAATATCTGAGGGTGATATGTATGCAGAACTCCTGCTCCGTATGGCATATAATATCAACTGGACGCTTGTGCATTGGAGATATATAGATTATTTCGCAGACCTTCTATTGCTTCGACTGGATATCAATATATCATATGATATGGATATAATTACTCAAAAAGCGTTCGATGGGATTATTGATGCATATTCTACCATAAAGCGTATTGGAGAGATCTCCTATGATATTGATACCTTAATTAACCGCCTGGATATTGATGTTGAGCTCCTGGGCGGTGTGTTTATAGAAACAACATTTGATTTAAGTGGGGGTATTGACACATATTTATTGAGGGCGTATGATGCGCCATTCGCGATCGGTACAAGAATCTGGACTCGCGCCCCATTCAGGTTATCTGGAGATTACCTCAACATTTCCACCGGCGATCTGATTCTTGAGATGATGCTGCGGAGAGAATATGCGATAGATTGGCAGCTAGTTTATAGAAGATATATAAGTGCGTATGTAAATTCACTGATCAGGCGGGACGATATAGACGTTTTATATAATCTAGGTCATTTCTTACAAACAACATTTGATACTAGATCCGATTCAGATCTCATTTTAGAAAGAGCCTATGATGCTGACTACGATAATGATCTCTTATTGCAGAAGAAGTATGACCAGTACCTGGCGATAGGCAGCCTGATAAACAGGCTCGATATCGATACTATCTTCAGTATCGATCTGATCTTGAAGAGAGCATTTAGCTCGGAGTATGATAGCAATATTCTGCTACAGAAGGTGTTTGACCGGTATCTTGAATTGGACAGCCTGATAAACAGGTTCGATATTGCTGCTGGCTATGATATCGACCTGGCCCTGGAGAAGGAATTTGGTATACAATATGATGGTAATGCACTGGTACAGAAGGAATTTGACGAGTATGCTGGAATAATTGGATCGATAAAGCTCATTCAGGATATTTCCAGCAGTATCAAGTCATTGCTGATCAGGTACGATATTAATAAAGAATTTGATGCACAGACCACTCTGAAGAACATTTATCATTCCCCATACGGTTCGTCCGCAGTATTCCAGGCATCCTTCACAGCGCCGTTTGCCATCAGCACCAGGATCTGGACACGGCCTCCGTTCAGTCTCTCTGGTACTGTGCTCGATATAGCTACTGGCAATATTTATATCGAGATGCTGCTCCGTGCCATATACGAGTCCAAATTGCAGCTAGCCCTTCGTCGGCATTCTCAGGCGGTATTCGATGTCCTGGTCAATCGCCTCGATATTGGTACATCTTATGACGAAGATCTGCTACTTCAGACATCATTTACTGATACATATAATGCGAATATCATCACTCAGAAGGAATTTGATCGCCTGATCAGTCTTTATACTACCATAAAATGGATACGTGATCGTACATTGAATATAAATTCTTTAATAAAGAGATTTAACATCGATATAAGTGCGTTTACACATGCATATGTATTAAAGGTATTCGATAGCTCATTCACTTCGAGTGAATATCTCCTCAAGACATTTGACATCGATTATATATATAAGACAGTAATAGAAAAGAGAGGTATTCCGCATATATACAATTCGATTGTATCCATTAAGCACATCTTCGATGCATCATATGATATCAACCTGCTTCAGCGCAAAGCATATGATTTGCTTGAATCATCCGATACTGTCCTGAAGGCCATCAATAAAGCGTCTGCCGAGCTGGACATGTTGCTCAACCGGCTGGGGATCGATGTTGGTTTCGATCTCGATATGGTTTTGGAGCGCACATTCCATTCCAATGCAGATATTGATGTATTTATGCTTAAAAGTCTGGATGCTTATTCAGCATTTAATAATACTGTAAAGCGTATTCAGGATATACTGCACGCTGTAGATATGCTCCTTATTCGCTTTGGCATATGCGCCGATTATGTGCACGACATGTACCTCCAGAAGGAGTTTGAACGTGATTACGATTCGCATCTGTATGCAATTAAGGAGCTGAGTAGAAGTGCTGAGTCCGATGCACTGGTCGAGCTGCGCAATGTTGATCGCAGCGGTCATATTGATTCTCTTATCGAGACTACATTTGCGGCTGAGCATGATCTAGACATGCTGCTGCAAATCTCGTTTGATATATCCATGGCACTGAGCAGTTCAGTAAAGATCATTCTCGAAGCCATGCTTGGGCTTGGGGCATATATTGAGATCAGAGATGTTCCGAAGAGCTATGTTGCGGCTGGCACGCTGAAAATCGTTCCTGATATATCCTTCAGTATTGATGCTCTTGTGGAGAAGATGTTCGAGATGAGCTCATCGATTAATGCGACTATTAAACGTATACAGGAGGTCGAATCCAGTATTGATATGCTCCTTATACGGAAAGACATACCTGTGGATGTCGCCAGTAAAATGCTGCTCCAGAAGGGATTTGACTGTAGTAATCCCACACTCAGCACGATAAAAATAATTCGCGAAGTATATGATCAGATGATTGCATTAATCAAAATTATCCAGGATGCGGTGTATGATGCTGATACAGTTATCAAGCGTGTTTTTGATAAGTCATTGCCATCCGATATGCTTTTGAGGAGAGATTCAATTGATGTTGAATATGATTTCGATATGCTTCTGGAGGGGACTCAATCACTGTCGTATTATAAATCAGTTTTAATTGAAAAGATGTTCACTTCATCTTACGATTTTGGAGCGATGCTTGATAAGACTATCGATACATCATATGATATATTTACATATTTGCTTGTAAAATATCAAAAATCAGTTATATATGATACATATATATCCAATATATTTGATAGCAGATATAATAACATAGCTCGTTTCAGAAAGTACACTGTTGCCGTCAGAGGAAAGAGCCGGATTCAAACCAGCATGGCACCGTATAAATCCAGGGCATTCATCACGGTCAATGCTGATTCAAAATTGATTCGTAACAGTAAAGCAGAATTTGATGCATTCATCACGGTCAATGCTGATTCAAAATTGATTCGTAACAGTAAAGCAGAATTTGATGGCATGTGGCCATAGGGGGTTTTATGATAGTAGTATATCAACATCAGAGTGCACTGCGCTTTAGAGTGGCAATGGATGCAGATATCTCTGATGCCACCTCAGTAGCGATTCGCTTTAGAAAACCATCCGGAGCGCAGGGTGAATGGGTTGCGAATATAGAGGATCCTGTAAATGGTGTGATATACTATGATGTCAACTCATCTGAGACCCTGGATGAGATCGGCGTCTGGCGGATATGGCCATATATAACATTCTCTGATGGTAGATCGGCACCAGGCACGCCGCTGAGGGTCGCCGTATTACCTGAGGGTGAATTTTTGTAGGCGGCATCGACATCGATAAGTATATATAAATTGATTTATTATAGGAAACAGAACATACCTCCGGAGGATATCATATGGTTTCCGGCGTACATGGCGGTCTAACTGATTACGAACGTGAAGCGATATTGAAAGAGCTGGAAAGAGGAGCAACGAAATCTGCGGCAATAGCAATCGCTGGCGTTCACAAGGAGAATTTTGTTAATGAATACAATACGAATGAGGAGTTTCGCAAGGCTGTAGATGAGCGTTACGTTGATTCTACCAGGAGGGTCACACCAGAGGCTCGTGCAAAGTTTCTGGAAAGCCTTGAAAGGGGTATGACCTTTAAAGATGCTGCAATCAGTGCCGGAGTCACTGAAACTACAATGGCTAAGTACTGTAGCCGGAATCCAGAATTTTATGAGGTTGTGAAGGTCTACCTTAAAAGATATTCTCCAACTGAGCGTACCAGGTGGATATCACCTGATCAGAGGAAAGTACTTATTGAACTGCTCCGAAAGGGGTTCAGCCGAAATGAGGCATGTAAGCAGGCCGGCATTTCACTGAGCAACCTGATAAAATATATTGCTCGCGATGAGGAGATTCGTAATGCAATAACCGAGGCCGAGCTTGAAGCATGTGAAAAAATTGAAAATGCTCTTTATAAAAGCGCTCTCGAAGGCAATTTTCAGGCGCAGAAATTCTGGCTCTGTAACCGAGCTCCTGATCGGTGGAAGGATGTGTCATCACGGTCATCCCGCGATAGCGGTTCCGCATCTATTGAGGTTCATGTGAAAAATGTGTTCGAGGACATAGACAGGCTGGCTCTTGAGTATGAAAGGAAGTTCAACGAAATCCGTGCACGAGGACTGGCCCCCCCTGATGCAGGTTCTGACACCGGAGGAGGTGGAAACGATCGGCTACAGGGGGATGGCGGTCCTTCAGAAAACGATATGGGAAAACCCATACATACCACATATACCGTTTCTCCAGCAGCGTAGGTTCCTTGCATACGAGGGTATGGAGGCCCTTTATGGAGGCGCGGCTGGAGGGGGCAAGTCTGACTGTCTTCTTATGGCCGCATTGCAGTATGCAATGGTACCAGGATACCGTGCGCTGCTGCTGAGGCGAACGTATTCAGATCTGGCTCTAGCCGGCGCGCTGATGGACCGCGCGGCGCAGTGGTTAGCAGATACTGATGCGAAGTGGTCGGAAACGGACAAGACCTGGAAGTTCCCTTCAGGCGCCACGTTGACGTTCGGATATCTTGAAACAGAGAACGATAAATACCGGTATCAGTCGTCGGAGTTTCAGTTTGTAGGAATGGACGAGCTGACACAGTTTCCAGAGGATCGTTATCTATATATGTTCTCCAGGCTTCGCCGGCTGAAAACATTTCCTGTTCCGATCAGGATGCGCGCAGCTACAAACCCAGGCGGTGTCGGAAACGATTGGGTGCTGCGGAGATTTCCAATTGCAACCGAACCTATTGAGAACGGTCCGATATTTGTTCCTGCCAGGCTGTTCGACAATCCGTTTATCGATCAGGAGGGATATGTTGCTGCTCTGAACCAGCTTGATCATGTCACACGTGAGCAGTTAATGAATGGTCGCTGGGATGTATCCATAAGTGGCAGCATGTTCACGTCAGATCCGCATCTGGTACCGCCTGTACCGAAGGAGGAGCTTAAGTTTTTTGCTGCATGTGATCCGTCTGAGGGAGGAGACGACTATACAGCAATCGTTATAATCGGAGTAATGTCAGATGGCAGATGGCTGGTGTATGACTGTGATATAAATCGGGGTACTTTGAGCAGCACAATCAACAAGCTTCTTGCGCTTCATTCGATATATAATTTCACGAAGGTCTGGGTTGAGGCAAACTCGCTCGGACATGCAAAGTCTGCCCCTGGTGAGTCTCTGTTCGAGACTGAGCTTCGTCGCCGGCAGACAATGTATGGGGTAGTTCTCCCATATGAGCTCGTGTGGAATACGATCAAGAAGGCCGATCGTATTCGAGCTATTGAACCGTTCTACAGCAATGGTCAGATTGTGTTCAGGGATGACTACAGGTTCAAGTATCCAGAGCTCATCAATCAGTTGAAGGCATTTCCTGGGCATTCACACGATGACGGTCCGGATGCTCTTTCAACGCTTGTCATGTGCTTGCAGCGGTATATTCGGTCTGAGCGTATTGATGTCGTTCGGGTACCGATATTCACGAAGGGTCGCTGGTCTGTGAGCATTGGTAGTAGTAAATGGTCAATTGTGTGAGGAGGTGATATAGTGGATTCATGGAAGTACGATGCTGTGAAGGGATGGATCCGCCCGCGAGATGATAAGGAGGCAGAGGCAGATGTTCAGAAGAAATCCAAGCGGATGGGGCGGAAGAAGAATGCTGCTAAGAGTAATTAGTTTTTTGTTGTTATTTATTATCTACTGCCAAATTGCTAGTGGGGCAATAGCTATTAATGAAAAGTGGATGGGGAGTGGTTATTTGTGGACATCTACGAATGCATTCGCTTATGGTGACATGATGTCCGGTACCGGAAACTGGTCGTATACTAGAATGCTTGATGAGGATGCATTCGGATCGTATGCAGAGTTTAATGGCACGAGTGGTGCATACCGGATTGCATACTCGTGGACGGATTTTGCGTGCCTGTATACAATGCAGGGGCTGACGGATCTGTTTGCCGCGAATAGTGCCGCATCTGGGGTGGTGGATTTGTCCCTATCTGGCACTGGCAGTGTCCGCTCGTTCGTGATAACGCCTACATCAGACGGCAGACACTGGGATGATCTGGCGAGATCGTATTCAAAGGGCACGTTCAACCTGAGGTCGGTAATTTCGAGCGAGGAGGATGGTAATGGTTCGTCGGAAAATACTTGATATTTCTTCTTTTGATAAGAAGAAGCTGGTCGAGGGCAACTGGCTTGGGAATGATGGGATCTGTCGTTTTCCAGAGGATGTCAAGGCATTCCCTGTCGGCATAAAGTTGAAAGGTCTTCCAGATACTTTCTGGAAATACGCAGATGATGCGGCAATACGGGATGCTATCGATAAGGGCTGGATACTTTTCATAGATGGTGACGGGAATGCGATGACCAGAAAGGAGTATGTCAAGAAGTATCCAGAGTATCCTGATCCTGAGCTGGTAATGCGTTTGAAGAAAAAGCTTCCTCCAGGGGATAATACGTTCTATGTGATTCGCTCCAGGTGATCTGATACGATAATGAATATTGATAAGATGCAGGGATTTTATATAACAATTGTTTTTATAATAGCATATGTTATAATCGTTCTTGTTGGAACGTGCAATGCGAATCCAGTAATGGATAATGTCATCAATACCTTCAGTGGGATTATCGGCACAATTGCAGCATTCTGGTTCGCAACACGCGGGCAGACAGGTAATTCATAGGCGGTGAAATATTGTCTCGGTTACGTAGAATTTTGTTTGGCGAGAGTGCTCCGACTCGTCAGTGGACTGTTTATTATGACGACAGGTCCGTTCTGACGAGGATATTGAAGCTCTTGTTTGGTATGCGTGGATGTAATCGAATCGATTGTGATTACATTGTATTTGGATCGAATGAGGTTAACCTGGTGCTTCTCATAATCAAAGAGGGGCAGACTGCAAGGGGAATCAACATATGGATGGACCAGGTGGACATGTTCACATGTAACTGGGGCATGTCTGAGATCATAGAAACCGCAGAAAACCTCGCGGCGAGTTTACTGAATGCACATACATCGTCCGATATGGATGATATATATAATTAATGGGTGATCGTTGTTTGCCATCAGATAAAATAGATAAAAAGTACACACCACCTCCGACAACTGTGCCCACGATAGGAGATATAAATCATATATCTCCGTTTGCCGAGGTTGGTAGATCCGGACTGCGTCGTTTCGGGATGTTTGTCCTGGACGACGTAGTCCAGGAGTTACAGTCGTCTGCACGAGCGATGCAGATATACCGCGAGATGGCAGACAATGATGCAACGATCGGCGCAATGATCTTTGCGGTAAAGATGCTGTGTCGATCGGTGAAGTGGTACGTCTCTCCGGCATCGAATGATCCAGAGGATATTGAGGCGAGCAAATTCCTGGAGTCCTGCATGAACGATATGGAGGCTCCGTGGCAGGACGTTATCACTGAGATTCTGTCATTTCTTGTATATGGCTGGGCACTTGAGGAGGTAGTGTACAAGCAGCGGCTTGGTCCAGATCAGGAAGATCCGAGCAAGAGGAGCAAGTACAGTGATGGACGGATAGGGTGGAGAAAGATATCTCTCAGAGCTCAGCCGACGCTTTTTGGATGGATATTCGCCGAGGATGGTTCCGGTGATATTATTGCCATGCGGCAGCTTTCGCCTCCAGATTTCAAGATGATTGATATTCCGTTATCGAAATGTTTGTTATTCAGAACGGAGATTAGTAGAAACAATCCAGAAGGTCGCTCGATTCTGCGTAACGTTGTTAGAGCCTGGAAGTTCAAGCAGAACATTGAAGTTATTGAGGGGATCGGCATCGAGCGCGACCTGGCTGGTCTGCCTGTTGTTAAGATACCCTCCAAAGTTATTATTGGAAAGGATAACGATCCTGAGATGCGTGTGATATACGATGAGTACATATCACTTGCAACCAATATCAGGCGCGATGCTCAGGAAGGTATAGTGCTCCCATCAGATGTATTTGAGGGCACGACGGTTCCGATGTATGATATTCAACTGCTCAGCTCAGGTGGCAGCCGGCAGATTGATACGAATGAGGTCATTCGGAGGTATAATACTCAGATACTATCCACGATTCTAGCAGATTTCATAATGCTGGGTCATGAAAATGTTGGATCCCGTGCACTGGCTATTTCAAAGGTCGGAGTGTTCACAAGTGCTATTGAAGCATTTCTTGATATTATTGCGGATGTATTTAATCGTCGGGCAGTACCCGCTTTATTTAAGCTGAACCCAGATATTAAGGTTAAAGAATATCCAAAGATTGTACATGAGACCTTGTTTGGATCCGATCTTGAGGTTCTGAGCGCATACCTGAGAGCGCTGAAGTACGCTGGAGTCCCGATAGCGGTTACAAACAACATGTTGCGGTTTCTGTACTCTGCGGCTGGACTGCCTGATCCAGAGAAGGATGCGGACGATCTGCGTGATGAGCAGCTAAAGGAGGAAATGCTGCTGAATGGACTGCTTTCTCCCGAAAACGAGGATGTGAAGGTAGATCTTCCAGATACTCAGGACGTTATGCCGAGAGTGGTGACAGAAAAGCGGAAAAAGTGATGTTTAATGTCTCTGAACGTTGATGATTTTCGTATTTTACGCCGGTCGAGTGCACCTACTCCTCCTCCTTCTGGATTTGATACCATTTATACAAAATCGGCTGGATTATACATACTCGACTCCTCAGGAAATGAGTATCGTGTGATTACTGCTGATATCAATGGTAGAGTGGGTATTGGCACGACATCGCCAACCACAATGCTTGATGTCAATGGCCAGATCAGGATTCGAGGAGGCACTCCAGGGGCAAATAAGATACTGATATCGGATGCTGATGGGGTTGGATCATGGTCTGCGCATTCCATAATCAGTCATGGTTCGCTATCTGGATTATCGAATGATGATCATACCCAGTATCTCAACACCACCAGACATGATACAACCGCTCGGCATGGGTCATCTGTTGTCGATCATGGCTCAATAGGCGGCCTGGGAGACGATGATCATACCCAGTACCTGAACATCAGCCGGCACGATACCACCAGCAGGCATCCGATCGGTACTGTGGTTCCGCATGATAATCACAGCTTCCTCGATGGGCTTACAAATGATGATCATCAGCAGTATCTTAACATTACTCGGCACGATACAACTGCTCGGCATGGCTCAAGTGTGGTCGATCATGGTTCGATAGGTGGTCTGGGAGACGATGATCATGCACAGTATCTCAACACGGCCAGACATGACACAACTGCTCGACATGGCTCAAGCGTGGTTGATCACGGGTCTATAGGCGGTCTGGGAGACGATGATCACACACAGTATCTCAACACGACCAGACACGACACGACTGCTCGACACGGCTCAAGTGTAGTTGACCATGGCTCGATTGGCGGCCTGACCGATGATGATCACACACAGTATCTTAACACCACCAGGCATGACACAACATCGAGGCACACAGTCGGGACCGTTATTCCTGTCGTCACGACAGTTGGCAATCCTGGCAGCGATTCCAACATTCCGACCGAAAAGGCGGTCAGATCTGCTATAAGCGCTGCGTCTGGTATTACGAAGTCATCTGGCTCATCCACCGGCACGGGCAGCACACAGACAATCGCACACGGTCTGGGCGCAACCCCGACGGTCGTTTCGATCGTTCCGACATCAAGCGGTACAAACGTGCTCGGCCTGTATGCAGATAGCACCAACATATACGTGGCTGTCACTTCCGGCAAGGGATATATCTGGGGTGCGATGACGTGGTAGAGCTTCCTGACTATTCTGGAGGGATTTACTATATGGTCTGCTGCTCGCCTCAAATTGCGTGGTGGCTGGCTGATCTCCGGATGAGCGAATCCGAGCTGGAAAAGCAGATGTGGGATGCTGCGATAGGGGTGAAATTTTGCAACTGGGATTACTACGTTCAGACCCGTGGCTGGTGGACAGCGAAGCGGTCATAAATGCGTGGCTTGAAGATAACTGGAAAGATATATTTTCAAGCAATATAATGCCGGAACCCGAACCAGGGTGTCCTGGGTAAGGAGGTTATTCTGATGAGCAGGAGATATTTGAGGGTAAAAATTACTAGGGGAGATATGGCAGCCGGAGAGAACATGATGAAGTATCCGGCTTGCTGGGATGCGTATGAGGTAGAGGGCGCAAAGGTCGGTCCGATTCTTTACTCCGGTCGGATTCGTGCAGGAGATGATTTCGAGTACTGCCTCGTCTGCTTCCATAACGATGAGGTAGCAGATAGATATCTGCGGAGCTGTCCTCTGGAGATTCTGGAGCTCTCTGAGGAGGCTGCGAATGAATTCATCCGGAACGAATGGGAGGGACGAGACATGCCGGAGGAGGTGGTGACCGATCCGAACCGTGTGATGGCTATAATGGCAAAGAAGATGGCCGGCCTTGAGTTGAGTGAGGATGATCTCAAGGTGCTCGATCCGGATGAGCCCACACGAGGCATAAACCGGCGTCCGAAGGACGTGTCTATATTCGATGGTATGTAATTGGGAGCGATCCCGATGAAGTCTGTATTTATCGCTATTCCAACACTTGGCGATATTCGTATTGAGCTTGCTCAGGTTATATATTCATGGAAGATGAGGTACGGAGATCATGTTATGGTACACTCATCTTCTTTAAGGCCGCTTTCAGAGGCGCGAAATGAGTGTGTTAGAGCATTTCTCGCATCTGGCCGGAGCTGGCTTTTGTTCATAGACTCTGATGTGATACCGCCTTTACATGCAATCGATTCACTTACTGCTACCATAGATCGTCCGATTGTTACAGCTATAGGTTATACGATGAAGCCTGATAGCGACGGAATAATCAAGAGAATTCCGTTGTTGCTTAAAAAGGTCGACGAGTCTGACCGGCTGGAGTACCGTGTTTTAGAAGTGGGGGAATGTGGTCACAAACAATATATGGAAATAGACGCGGCTGGAATGATGTGTGCTGCAATTCATCGGAGCGTGTTTGAGCGGGTTTCTCCTCCGTGGTTTGAAGGTCATGTAGAAGATTTTTATTTTTATAATAAGGCGAGATTGAGTGGGTTTAAGGTGTATGCTGATAGGAGCGTGGAGGTCAAGCATATTGTAAAACTTGGTATATAAATGTCACATGTGATATATGCAACAAGTGTTAATGTAGGAAGATTGCGTGGGTTTAGCGGTACTATAGATTATTATTTTAGCACTGGATATCTTACTGGAGGAGTTACCTGGAACGGTACGTACTTATTTGTTTCGCGTCGGTTAGATGCCAATGGTTATGTAATTAGATACCTTGGGTTTTCTGGAACCTATGTTGATTATATCACGACCCCGCTTACCAACCCTATGGGATTATCGATTGATAGTAGTGGTAATTTATATAGTACTGATGGTTATGGAAATAAGCTTTATAAACACAGCGGGTTCTCATCAACGATTTCAAGCAGTATTACATATACATCAGGATGGTATGCTACTGGAATAACAATAGCCAGTGGGAATACGTTCGGTGTAATTACAAATCAATATCTGCATAGAAAGCACCAGGGGTTTACGTCAACTGTTCTGGCAGAGCATACTGGAGCGTATACTCCAAGAGATACTTCATGGGATGGTACCAATGAATTGGGTGCCAGCTATCAGTCTGGTAGCACAGAGTGGCTCATAAAGTACCAGGGCTTCTCTGGTACTGTAATTGGATCATATACGGTTAGTGGTATACAGTGTCTCGAATGGGATAACCACATAGGACAGGCATCTCTCCCTCCTGGCTGGGCAGGTACATGGGGTCCGATTACGTGATCATGGTGCACACATATGGCAAATTATATTGTTCTATACTGCCTAAGTAGCGGCTACGGAGCATTGATTACACGAAGAAGATCGATAGTCGTGCCATATGATCACGCAATGGGTACTGGACAGTCATACGAGTACGGTATAACCTGGACAGGGTCTAATCTCATAATGTCAACATGCACGATCGATGGCACGATTTTGCGCATGAATGGATATTCATCTACATTATATGATTCTATTTATTGCTCAACTGGGTCGAGATGTGTTACCTGGGATGGGAGTAAGCTAATACACTCTAATAGCACGATACGCATTTGTAGACATGCTGGATTTACATCAACTTGTGATGCATTATTGCAGTTTAGTGGTACGAAGTGGTATTATGGCGTAACCTGGGCAGGTGGGAATTTAATTGCGGCTGAAAACTATTACTGCGAGGTTCATAAATTTTCAGGATTTTCGACCACAATGACTGCATATATCAGTGTTTCAAATTATCCGATTGATATCACGTGGGCTGGATCGAATCTTGTCGTCTCATTATGTCGTTCGGATAATACAGCATTTTATTTAATAAAATATAGCGGATTTTCGTCAACGATTCTCGAATCCGCGACAATAAGCGGATCATATGCAGGACTTGGTATTGAATGGGATAACCACGTAGGCCAGGCATCGATCCCTCCAGGCTGGGCAGGTACATGGGGTCCGGTTAGTCTATAATTCTGGTGTAAATATGGCGAATTATGTTGTGTTATATGCTAGTTATAACAATGTCAGAATTACAAAAGCTCCGCCAGAATGCCCCTGATTTTAATCAGGGGATGAATGGCGGTATTATACTACAGTGGAGACAATTTAAGCAGACCGGAGGAAATGTCGATGCAGGTGGTAACCCTCAAGGTAAAACTCCTGCCGCCCAACAAGGGTAAGCGAGACAAAATGAGCCGCATGCTGGAGACCTATCATCAGGCATGCTGCTGGTTTCTAGAGCAGGCCGTAACACTTGGCACCACTAGTCGGGCATACCTAAACCGCGAAACCTACCGACAGGCATGTGAACTGTTCGATCTTAACCGGGCCACGCTCCAGTGCGCCATGCTCAAAGCGCTGTCCGTCAGGCGCTCCTACCTTTCCCGCAAACAAAGGGGCAAAAAGGCCAGCCTGCCCAAATTTGAGAAAACGGTTCCGGTAATGGTGCGGCAGGACTGCTACTCCCTCCACCAACTTCCCTCCGGCACGTGGGTCATCAAATTCCCCGTTTCCTCCGGTAGGAGCCAGATAGCCGTACCCCTTGCCGCTTCCACATACCACGCCAAAAGGCTCCAGGATCTGGCAGGAGGTTCCTGCCGTCAAGGGTCTGTGGAGATATGGCGAGACAAAAGCGGCGAGTGGTACGCAGCCATATCCCTCGTCTACGAAACATGTCTCAACGAGCCGTGCGGCGTAATCGGGGTCGACTTCGGCATCGTAAAACTTGCTGTATTGTCCAACAACGTATTCTTCGACGGACGACAGGTGAGGTGGCGAAAAGAACGTTGGGCAGAGCGGCGTAAAGCACTTCAGCAAGCAGGCAGGCTTTCCCGCGTCAAGAAGGAATCGGGTCGTGAACAAAGATGGATGCGGTATATCAACCACTGTATTTCCAAACGTATTGTGAAAATAGCAAAAGCTGAAGGTAAAGCCATTGCCCTGGAGAACCTGCTGGGTATTCGTGAACGGGCCAAAGGCTCCAAGAAGTTCAACCGCATGATGTCGGGTTGGAACTTTCGGGAGCTGGCTTCATTCATCGGATACAAGGCCGCCCTTGCCGGGGTGCCCGTAATCTACGTCGACCCCAAGGAGACTTCCAAAACCTGTCCGCGGTGCAGGAATGTTTCCCGCTACAACCGCAAGACTCAGGGCTGGTTCAAATGCACAAGATGCGGCTACCAGTCAGATGCCGACAGGGTTGGAGCGTTGAATATCGCCGCTAAAGCGCTCGATGCTCTCGGGGCACGTCTCTGAGAGAAAGGGGAGCGTGACACCCCTTAAGGCCAAGGTGATGATCCGGGTCATCCGGGGAATGCTGGCTAACCTGCGGCGAAAGCTGCCATCCCACGCTAGGATGCCCCCGAATTCATTCGGGGGAGGATGTCACAGGAGGTGTTTGTTGCCCCGACGATATAACGATCTGGGTCGGGAGGAGCTGTTGAGTGCTTATGAATCATATGGATCGTTTAAGCGCGCCGCGTATGCGCTTGGTATGAGTCGCTCCACATTTTCCAAGCTGTGGTGGGAGCGTGTTGGAGAAGATCCTCTGTACTTCAAGCGGTGCAGTTTTCGTTTTGGAGTTGTGAGCGACACACATCTTGGGAGCATATTTCAACAGCTTACTCATCTAAAGAGCTTCTACAGGTTTGCAAAAACAGTGGGATGTGAATATATTATTCATGCGGGAGATCTGATCGATGGGATATCTACTCCGATAACCCATCAGAATGATCGCTTTCTAACATCGATTGAGGATGTGATTGATTATGTAGTCGGTATGTATCCGGACGATCTTGATACATATTTGATTTCGGGAAACCATGATGAAGTTTTCGTGAAGATGTTTGGACGGGACATATGTCAGGAGATCTCTGAGCTGCGTGATGATCTCAAGTATATAGGCTCGATGCACGCAATCCATGTTCGGCACGGGATTAAGACTTTCATCACTCATGGTGTTTGTAATTATTCAAAAGAATCAAAGACAGAGTCCAAATCCCAGGTAATGAAAATGGCAAAGTTCGTTCCTGACATAATCATTAATGGTCATACACATACATGGAGGGTAATACCAAGGTGGTGTGATTCGTTCTTAATTCATGTGCCCTGCATGGTCGGTGGTTTCGACAGTATGAAGAAATACAGCATTCATCCCACAATAGGCGCGATGCTGATTGATGTTTTCGATGACCGGACGTTTGGTATTCGTTTCATAAATTACAATGAAATAGAGGATGATTATTAATGCCATTAAAGGAATGTACTGAAAATGGTCGTCCAGGATATAAATGGGGTGATAGTGGCAAATGCTACACATATACGCCTGGCGATGATGAGGGAAGACGTGAAGCGAAGCGCCGAGCGTATGTGCAGGGTTATGCGATCGAAGGAGATGTGATAAACAAGGAGATCGATGATGAGCTGGCCAGGGAGGAATCCAGCCAGCCAGGAATTATCGATCTGCTGAGTCAGTTGATTGCAGAGGAAGAGAGGATAATTGACCTCTACGAGCGTTCTTACAATAATTTCGTCGAGACAGAGAAAAGCACGCGGGATATGTTTCGGCGTATTTTCCACGATAAGGTCGGGCATCACAAGATGCTTTCCGACACACTGAAGTCGATCAGAGAAAAGGCTGCGGATACTTCTGATGTGCATGTTGACCGACCGATCGGTGCTGCACAGAAGTTCGAGTCCGATGATTCGGGTGGGCAGACGCTCAGTATCAGTAAGTCCCTCTATGTCCCAATAAAGAAGGTTGATGAGTACCAGCATAAAGTGTATGGTGTGGTGCTCAGCCCTAATGAGGTGGATTTGCAGGGAGATATGGTCCCACCTGAGGAGATCGAGAAAGCGTCTGACCGTTATATGGAGAAATACCAAACGATCAGCTTGCAGCACGAACGCCCGATTGAGGATGCGGTCATCGTTCAGAATTACATTGCTCCTGTTGATTTCATGCTCGGATCTGAGCTTGTTCGGCAGGGATCGTGGGTGATGGTGATCAAGATTTATGATCCTGAGATATGGCAGGACGTTATCGAGGGCCGCATTACCGGTTTATCGATCGGCGGCATTGGCCGGTCTACGTCTATTTAATGACGGGTGATTCTGTTGAAGGACGGTAGGGTCAATATTTTGACAGATATTGAAGTTTTTGAGGTAAGTTTGGTCGATAAAGGAGCAAACAATAAACGAATTATTTACAAATCGTTGAATAACGAGGGTTTAAACATGTCTAAGAAATCTGTTACTGATAAGGTTTCTCATGCCGGTGAGGAGATAGTAAATAGTGATGCGCCGTGCAATGAGAAGAAGGAAGAGGAAGAGAAGGCACTTGAGGGCGAGGGCACAACTGGCCCTGATGCGATCGGTGTTAATGAGAACAGAGAGGGCACCGAGAAGGAAGCCGATGATGATGAGGAGAAGAAGCCTGAGGTCTCCAAGTCGCTGCACAAGAAGGTAAATAAGGCAATGGTAGAGCTGGAGAAGGCTCTCCAGGAGAAGCAGCAGCTTGAGAAGAGGCTGAAGGAGATCGAGAAGGCTTTCCACGAGGAGCGTGAGAAGCGCATCAGGAAGGAGTTCATCGATCTCGCCAAGGCCGAGTATGTCAGGCTCGGCAATCCGGATGAGGTTGGCCTGATACTCAAGGAGGCCTCGGAGCGGCTGAGCCCTGAGACGTATGGAAAGCTCACTGACATACTCAAGGCCGCAAACCAGAGGATTGATGCAACACTCTTCACCGAGATTGGCAAGTCCGGCTCGGCTCCTGGCGGGTCCGTTGTTGATAAGATAAAGGCCATTGCCAAGAGCTATGTTGCAAGCAATCCGACAATGACACTCGCACAGGCCGAGGCGAAGGCCTGGGAGGACCATCCTGAGCTGTATGCTGAATACCAGGCTGCCAGAAGGGCAGGGGTGGTTTAAATGGCTGAGCTTTTTGAGACTGATGTTTCTGATTATTCATTCCATGTTGCTGCATCGGATCTTTCCAACAAACAGTACTACATAGTCACGCTTAATTCCGATGGCAAGGTCGATATCTGCACATCCGAAGATGAGCCTTATGGCGTTCTTGTAAACAAGCCTAAGGCCGGCCAGGCTGCAAAGGTCAGGATAAAGGGCGTATCCCGTGTGAAGGTTGGAGCCAACGCCAATCTCAATATGGGCGTTCCGGTTGGCTCCGATGATGATGGATGCGCTGTTGCAGTTTCGGCTGATGGAGGAATGTACCTAGGTAAGTGTGTCGTTCCTGGAAATGCTGGATCTCTTGCGTCAATAACAGTTGATGGTGGTATAAGACACACACTTCGTGTAGCATAAACGGTGATGTTTAATGAATTACCCATACAGAGAAATTACGAAAGCAGCGGACGTTGGGGATGTCCACGTTGATGTCCCGCTTACTACCATGTCCGTTGCGTATATGCAGAGCATTGATACTTTTATCGCAACAAAAGTTTTCCCCACAATTCCTGTAACGTTCCTCAGCAATAGGTACTACACCTTTGCCAGGGATACCTTCTTCAGGAATAGAGCTCGCAAGTGGACACCTGGCACACCTATGCCGCAGAGCATGTTCGATCTAGACAATACTCCGACATATTCGTGTCAGTTCCGTGCATTCGAGCATCCCCTAAGGTGGGATATTGCTCGCAACGCTGACAGTGTCATCAACTTCGAGAGGGCTGTTGCGGAGTTTGTCACACATACACTGCTCCTCGGCAGGGAGATCGAGTGGTCTCAGACATTCTTCCAGCCTGGTGTGTGGGGCACCGATCTGACCGGTGTCACATCTGGTCCGAACAGCACTCAGTTCATAAAGTGGGATGATTACGTCAATTCCAACCCGATCGAGGACTTCACCAAGGCAATTCTCACAATAAAGTCCAAGACGGGATACACGCCGAACGTGTGTGTGATGTCTGAGCAGGTATATCAGAAGCTCAGGATACATCCCGTGATAAAGGAGATGTATAAATACACACAGGTTCCGGTTGTTACTCCGGATATGATTGCGAACGTTCTCGGTATAGAGAAGCTCTATATCGGGTCTGCAATCGTTGCCACCAGTGAGGAGGGCGCTGGTGATGATAACTTCACTGCTGATTGGGTTTTCGGCAAGAATGCATGGGTTGGTTATGTACCGCCCTCGCCGAGCCTGATGATGCCTGCATCCGGCTACACGTTCTCATTCACCGGCCTTGGTGGAGGCTACGAGGTCGTAATCCAGAGAATACCTGATCAGAGGCACATGGTTGATTACACACAGGGATACATGTGCTACGATCAGAAGGTGATTGGTAAGGACCTTGGCGTGTTCTTCGCCAATGCTGTATCCTAAATGGCAGATGCCTGCCATTAATTTTATATTTTTGGAGGTATTATGAAGTACAGAGTCTTGCAGCCCTTCAATGGGGGAAAGAAGACATATAAAAGAGGGGACATTCTCGGAGAGGACCAGGTAAAGAACTGGAAGAATATCAAATCGCTGGTTGTGACTGGATATCTGGACCCGATTGCCGAGAGTGATGATGATGTGAAGACAGCCCCTGAAAGGAGATAATGGGTGTGATTATAATGACTCTTCCAGTACAGAAGATTGAGGGCACAACTGCGTTCGATGCTGTAAAAACTCGCAGTCTGTTTATTAATGACACAGAGGTTATCCCAGGCGAGGTGACATCTGGTAAGCTTGCTGATGGTGCTGTTACGACATCCAAGCTTGCTAATGGTGCTGTTACGACATCCAAGCTTGCTAATGGCGCCGTGACATCCGATAAAATTGATAACGGGGCAGTAACAAAACCGAAGCTGCCATCTGGGATTATTGTTGCAAAGCTCATAAACGGCGGTGCTGCTGGCAACCATACTGTGTCCGGTATAAGGGTAGGAGATTCCTTGATATCAGTCATACAGTTTGATGTCGATACCGGAGGAATTGTTGGTGTGGCGGATCTGACATCTGAGTTTACGATTACAGGTAATGATACAATAAACAATACTGGTGGGACCAATACAACTGGCGACAAGCTATATGTTCTGTATCAGGACCTCACTGCGTGATGATCATGTCTGAAACCGGCGAGTATCCCACTGTTGATGATGTTCTCGCAATGTTTAGGTTTCAGTATCAATATATTCCGGTTCAGACACGCGAGCAGGCTCTGCAAAACCAGTTTACAGATCCTGCCTATGTGCCGTTCGTATTTTTTGAGATGCTGTATGAGCTCGCCGTTGATGAGTTCAGGTATGATCTGCTGAGCAGAGGCGGAATAAAGGCAACCTACTCACAGACACGTGCTGCTCTGACGCATCTGATAGCGGATTACTGTGAGAAATCGAACCCTGACTGGGCATACCGGCGGCAGCGTGTTGATCCAGGAAGCGGACTGCCGGTCATAGATATAGAGCGAAGAGATAACACGGCTCCGCGTGAGGCATACAACCAGTTGTTAGATGTCATAACAAGCGCAGGATTGCGTGCCGCCGGACCATACAACGGATCAAGCGACGCTGCACCATTCTTTACACGAGATATGCCGATGGGGACGACACAGTGGCTCCGTACAGGCTTCTCGATTGATGATTGGAGGAAGCATAAGGAGATTGGGTGATATTTTGGCGGTAACTATTGATGGAGTTCGGAGTATGCTGAATATGCATAATCCTCAGGAGCTTTCGGATGAATCAATTCTTATCGCCATACAGCGGGCTGAGGAGTATATAAACGCGCTTGCGAGGAGATCTGTCATCGAGGAGTCTGTGATTGATATTGCTAAGCGAAACTATGCTGCATATCTAGCATATCAGACATACAGTGATAGAGTTGTTAACGAGCTCCCTGGATCGGTCAATGCTGAAGGCATATGGACTCCGACTGGGGAGGTCATAATGAGAGATGTTCATCAAAAACTCCGTCATCTCAGGGAGACTGCACTTGACTCGGTTCGCATGATAGTCGCATATGGCACTGCGGGTCGGATCGTCAGACCAGGATTTTTATTGTTTTAAAGGTGGGAAGTCTTGAGGGCACTTTCGGTACATGAAACTGTATTACTGATATTTGTAACCACTGTATTATCCCTTATTGGCCTAATGGTATTGTTTGCATGTTTCGGGGATGCGAATGTGGTTGAGCATAGCGTGTCTGGATCTGGCACAATTGACGATACCACAATGACCAGGCATTCATATGATCGGGCGATGGCAGAGAATGCGTCTTTTGTGATGTATGAGACGAAGCGGAATTGGGATGAGTCCACGAATACATTCACATCATCTTTTATAGTCGAGGGCGTTCGTGGAGGATATCGGAATAAATATGAGGTTCGATCATATGGTGCTGGTTATAAGCACGAGTATGTTGCAACCAAGATAACTGGCAGTTTTTCTGGTTCTGCATCATCTGATGTTATTAAGTTAGGTGTTGGAACGGAGAGCCACGATAGTCTCATTATAATGGATGGTAACGCAACATTCCGTGGAAAGATTGTAACACAGGACAATATTGGAAGGCCAGTAACCGTTGCAGATTACAGGGAAATTGGCTGGATGACGATACGGAGCTATCTGAGCATAAATCAGACGCCAGCTAAGCCGGATGATTGGCTGGCATTCTGTAACGAGGTTAACACAACCCTGCCAAAGGGATTTGGTATCGTGTATACGGGGAGTGTTTCTGGATAAGAGAATTGTTGAGATCGTTCGTGAGGCATCTGATGAGCTATCTCAAATAATGAAACAGAACATTCTGGTAGGCGATAGGTTCGTACCGAATGCTCCGGCCACTATACGTAAAAAGGGATTTGATCATCCTCTGTATGAGCACGGGGACCTTGTAAACAGTATAAAATATGAAATAATCGACGAGCCTGATCGCGTTATTGGACGGATAGGAGTATTTGATCCTGAGCTTGAAAGAATTGCACTGATAAACGAGTTTGGAGCTCCTGGATCATTTATTCCCTCCAGACCATTTCTCCGTCTAACATTCGATGAGAATATTGATCGTATTTCAAAACAAGTAGTGAATAAGATTTTTGATTATTTTGAAGAGGTGATTAAAGAATGACGGCAACTGTTGTTATTCAGGAAGGTAATGGTTCAACAGTCACTTGGACTACAATTACACAGGGCAGATATTGTACAGCCGATACATACAACCCAGGAGATAACTATGTTTGCGTAGTTCCTTCGTCTGGATTCAATTACAGCTACTGGAAGCATCACAGGATGTATGCCTCCGGCTCATTCACCAGAATAACGAACATCAGGTGGTTTACATCTGGCAACGTTAAGACCAACTGGCAGCTCGGCACTGGTGGAATGCTGCTTGTCGGCAAGAGGGATTCTGGCGATAACGGCTGTCCAGAGGCAAACTATGCTCAGGCCACTGGTGTCCAGGGTACTACAGGATACTATATTGGGGATTCCTCGAACGGTCATCTGTACTATAAGAGCCAGAGCACGCCTGCGGTCGATGCGGATAACTATACATCCGCCAACCCGCTGGTGGTTGATACCAGCACGTACACCGCAGCATTCGGCTCCAAGAGCGTTGTGACTCAGATAAAGATTGCGCCTGATGCCACTCAGGGCGACAAGCCGAACGAGACGTTTACGTTCAGATACGATGAGATTTAGGAAAATGCGTTCAGCATTTTCCTATTTCCTTTTTAGGGCGCTGGCTTCCTGAAGAGGAACTGGGAGGAAAACATGGTGCTCAATCAACCCGAACCGATATATACATATCATTGGATCGTAGTCCTGAAGGACGGCGAAAATGCAATCCCTCAGTTTGATCCAATGACTGGTCATGAGAATCTATGGAAAGACCTTCCACTGGAGAATATATCCAGGGTAATACTCTGTCCGTTTAATGATGATCTGGCGAGAAAGGTTTGGAATACATCTAAGATTCTCGCAATTGCGACTGATAACCCTATAATATCATTGGATATTCCGGAAGGAGAAGTACCTATTGTTTACAGGGTTCATGAAATAAATCAGTATGATTATTATAAATGCACCGTGTGTGGTACAGTGGTCTTCTGGGATGGCACAAACAAGCTGGAGTGTCCCACATGCCTGTCGAGTAATGATTGGTACTGTAAGAGATGCAAGGAGATCATTGAAGATCCCATCTTTCTGCCGAATGGGGAAGTGCGATGCCCCATATGCGAGAAGAAAGGCGATCCATATGGGCTCATACGCACGAGGTCTCTTACACTCCATGTTGGTATGTCACATGAAGTTTTTTACTGCATAGGGCATTCTGGGGGGAAAGTACGTAAATATGATGATAGAGGAGAGTTCATCGAGGAATTTGAGCCGGATAGCTCATCCATTATCCGGAATTCTTCCTGAGAAGGATATAGAAGCGCTACAGTCACTGATTCCGGATTTAGAAAAGGCTGTTGATACTTATATAATATGGAGGACTCCGGTAGAAGCAATATATGCCGTCCTGGACGATGTTCGGCATCCGACCAATGCGAGCAAATATCATCAGGCAACGCTGGAGCAGATCACAATGCTGGATGCGCTCGTTGCCGAATCGTTTGAAGCTCGCAGGACTGTTGTGAAGCTCAGAGATGTTGAGGAGAGGCTTGCAACATGTCCGCCTGGGGTTGATAGAGAGCTCCTTGAAATTGATAAAGACGAATTGCTGTACAAGCTGCATTCTCTCCGCATACGGATGAGAGATCGCATTCGTGAGTTGCAGTTGTGGCAGGATATAAAGGATGGCCTGGATGATGGGTCATTCAATACCAGCAACCGTGGTGTTGATGAACTGCTATCAATGACGATGCGAGCATGTATGATGCTTCCGGATGATCTGAACTCGCCGGATCCTGAGAGACGAGCGGTTGCGAAGCGGAGAGTTATTAAGTTAATTGATATATGTAAGCAGGCTGGTCTCTATGACCGGCTGGGAACGGTTGCTGCAAATGCTTTAAAGATGCTATCTGAGGTGCAATAATGCCAGATGCCAGTTTTGTGAAGTTCAAGAGTTTTGTAGGTGCATTTGCGAAGGGCGAGCATTGTTTTGGGGATTGTGGTGATGTTTTAAAGGTATATCTCTCCAATACGGCTCCATCCGCTGCTGAGGACACTGTGAAATCGGATATTCCAGGAATCGTCGAGCAGAATGGGTATTCGGAATCAGTGCTTGATGTTACATGGGATATAGATGAGGAGTCGGGTAATGCAATGCTGCTGGCCAGTGATGTTATATATATGGCATCTGGTGGATCGTTTGGACCATTCCGATATGTTGTTATCTATAATGATTCCCATACAAATGACGCTCTTGTATGCTTTGCTGACCTGATGCAGGAAATCACCGTGCAGAGCGGGGATGGTATAATACTGACATTTGCCACACCGATACTTACTGTTGAGTAATTTTTATGACAACCACCAGGTATAACATCTATGGAGTATGCACTAGATGCAGAGCAGGTGTTATTCACGCCAGTATTCGTGATTATTTACAGGGATCTTTTAGTGTGATCCTGTCGAATCGTCCCAAACTCCCCAAGACAAAGAGAAGCATATCGTTCAGGGTACTGTCTCAGGAGAACGTGAATCCATACCTGTGCGAAGATACACGCTGGTTATCATGAGGTTTTTAAATGGTCGGCGTATGGGCATCCGCTCCCAGTATACCATCGGCACGTAAAGGTGCAGTCGGAGGAGGAAATCGGACTGGAGCTCGTGTAACCGGTGGTATTGATAATACTTCAATTATAAGTGGCAGCACGTTTGTGTATAACGGAACCACGTGGTCCACTTCTGCTCCTCTGATAACACCCCGTGCATATCATGCCGGTGGAGATCTGACCGACGCGATAGTATACGGTGGTGTGTCGTCATCTGGTGGTCGGCTCAGCTCGACTGAGAAGTTCAATGGTACCTCATGGGAGTCGGCTGGTAATATGCTGTATTCCAGATCGTATCATATGGGATACGGCAGGATTACAAACGCTTTTGCTGCTGGTGGTTCCGGCGGTGCGGATATCCTCTATACAGCCGAGAAGTTTAATGGTAGTAGCTGGTCAGCCATACCATCTCTACCACAGCCGCGTGAGATGGGCGCTGCTGTGGGATTGCCATCAACTAGCTCAGTATGCCTTGGTGGATTCAATGGGTCTTCTGTGCTGAACAGCACAGTACTCTATAATGGAGAGGCCTGGGTCAATGGTCCGACCATGCTTGTAGCCAGGATATCTCTGGCTGCTGGCGGCATGTACAATAACATGATCGCATTCGGCGGGTCGGATCTGAGCGGGAACTTTTATGGTGATACTGAAGTATACACAGGAGACGTTTTCACTGCCGAATCCTCGATGCTTCTGGCCAGGGCTGAGCTGGCAGGAGATGGTAATTCTGCAAATGCGATATCGATCGGCGGTGCACGAGTATATGGATGCCTGGATACAGTAGAGATATTTTATATCGATAGTCGTGCTTATCCAGTAGATTTTCTGACACAGAAGCAGTTCTCCAAGGGGTTTTCCAGCGGTGCATTTATAGCATATCCTGAGAAGGACCGGATCCCATACCGGATGAGCATATCAAAGCTCGTAAAATATGAGGCAAATTACGGGGCGAACCTGAAGCTCAGAATTCTGCCTGGTGCCAGGCCGGTTGTAAGCACTCTGGTAAAGTTGCTTGCTTATCAAATTGCAGACGTGCGCACCAGGCTGGTAACGCTTGATCTGGCGCACAAGATAGATTATTCGACCGGAGATGAGCTGGATACAAAGTGGGGAAAGCTGTACAATCTACCGAGATTTACAGATGAGGACGATGTTCAATACCGAAAGCGACTGAAGACGTATGTGCTTTCTCAGGTAGGCTCTGGAACGAAGGAAACATGTCAGCGGGTTCTTGACGAGATTGCTGGAAAGGTGGGCAGCACTGAAATATCCATTTACGAGCCAGGTAAGGTGTATATACGATGGAAGGACGTTGATGCAATTCGGTTCGTGATGGAGAACCAATCTCTGGTTGAATACGCTCTCCGGAGGACTCTGGCGGCTGGAGTTGACTGGAAGATATATTTCGGCCTGGCGGATTACACGATGGGATATGGTCCGGCTGGGACTGGGAGATGTGATTTTGATACCGATGTGTTTCTTCTGGATACGTTTTTAAAAACATATGGTGCAAGCGCTCTAACTGCACTGGTTTTTAATAAGAATTATATTGTTAATGTGTCTATATGGGGAATACTTTTACGCAGCTATCGCGTCGACGCGAAGCTGAAATTCGTTCTGCATAGAGGATATCTGTTCAGAGCGGGTATCGCATCTACTAAAAAGCGCATATATGATGCTGATTTACTTATATCATATCCGTTCATGAGATATGATTATCCATTTGATGTAATTACTCGAAGAACTATAGCTAGATCAATTGCTATGCGGAGCTATGTTTCGGTATCCTGGATACGAGAGATGTGGTTATGGACCACATTTATAAAAGGAAATGAATCGTCATGCAGCTTTAGTGTCACCCTGGTGAAATAATGCGACCAGTTGTATTAACTCGATTACCCAATGAACCTCGCTTTGTCGGGACGTTTGATGTCCAGAATTTCAAGGAGTGGTGGGTATCAGAGCCACTCCCAGGCGATGTTGCGGATGTGGTTGATTATGACTGGGCGTATGGTACATACTATGTGGCGATTGTCCGGCTGACAACGAATGCGTATGCGATCTACCAGAGCCGAGATTATGGCAGGACATGGAGACTGGTATACAATGCTCCAAGCGTTTTATATAATGTTCTCAGGGTTGATCCAGGATGGATGCTATGCAGCGCGTCGGATGGGTGGTATGAGTCAACAAACTCTGGTACGAACTGGTACAAAATATCATCTGATGCTCCAGGATGCCGTGCAATAGTGAATGTTGGAAACGATACATTACTCGCACATGATGGGAGAAAGGTATGGAAATCAACTAATCGTGGAAGAAACTGGTATACAGTTTTAAATCCTTCCTGGGATAACGATTCATATCCAGCTATCGATGGTTTTGGTAGGCAGGTATTGGCTGCTGTTGGTGGTAGGCTTTTTGTATCAAATGACGAAGGGAATACCTGGAATGAACGCACAGCACATTATGAAAATTATAATATCTGGAATAGAAATGATGTGCGGATATTACAAATAATTTTAACTCGTTTGGATTATATTGATTATAACTTTTATCCAAGATATATGATGCGGGTATATTTTAAGAATCTTGGAATTGTCCGGCATTACTATATATCGGATCCATTCAAGCTAGGTGTTGCAAAATTTGATCAACCATTCTCAGGATATGAGAATGGTCAGCTCGCTACTCATATTATCCAGAGAGTAGGTACGCCAAATATTGAGTCAATGGTATTCTCCTCACAGATGCGGTTCAATACCCAGCGAAACGCTTACGAACCATCACTGAAGTACAGCCTGGATGGTGGGATTACCTGGCAGGATATGAATATCAGTGAGTTTTCAGTATATGGTATAGATATCACAGGAGAAATTAGCGGAGGATCAACTCCGACCACACTCGATGCATGGGTGGAGGTATATGATGCTAAGGATCTATCATCATATCCAGCACGTAATCCATACTATATAACATTCAATGTTAAATATACACGACATGCGACATGGTGTGGTAATGATATATGGTATACATATGATGTTCACGCAGAATGGTACAAGAAAGAAGTTATGATGACATTCGATGCTGATGTTTATCTGAAAAACTGGGAAAAACGCACCAAGTCGTTCGTTACTGATCTGCTGATTAGAAAGGATCGCATAAATGTCATACAGTATTTGGATGCGTGGCTCAGAAAGGCCTTACAGAAATCATTTACCAGCCGTGCTTCAATCGGAGTTACTCGTGCCAAATCAATGGCTATGCGAGAGTACTTGCAGAAGGCATTCGATTCAGAATATGCATCTGATATGATGTCGGTTGGTACGATCGATTTCAAGTATGGCGAGATGGATGCGTGGCTGCAAAAGACGCTTGAATTTAATATAAATAATAAATTTTATTCACGGAAGACATTTGTTGGCACATATCCGATTCGTGCGTACATGCAGCGCACACATAAATTTGGATTCACTGATAAATTGTTATTATCGAAGGCATTCAATTCGACATATAAAGAGCGTTTCTATTCCAGAAAGACGTTTATCCAGGAATTGCCTCACGATTCACTGTTGGTAAAGGCACTTGGATTCGAGTATCCTGTTGATTATTTATGCAGAACAGAGCTTGGAAAGGTGCTTTACAGTGATTTCTATTCTCTGAAGCCAGTTAACAGCGAATTCGGTGCGAATGTGATAATTGTTGAGAACATGTTTGACAAGGCCGTGGTCGAGTTCGAGAGAGTAATTCCGCAGATATTCGAACTGTGGTCGAAGATGCTCAGGTATGATGTGTTCGATTCCAGAAAGGATATTGAATACGGTGGGTGAGCTGATTGCTAACGAGAGAGCAGCGAATAAAGGTATTCAATTCGATTCCGAATAACCTGTGTGGCAAAACGATACCGAAACGTGTTACAGATCAGTATGTGCAGTCGCCACAGGTTCCTGGAATTGAGATAACTTACCTGACGCAGGGCGTTCGTGCAAGATGGTCATCGTCTCCAATAACGTTGCGATATAATCGGGAGAAATATGAATACGAAGAACGATGGGGCCAGATGCACAAGTGTGTTGTCAGTATTACTATAAACAGTTATGACAAAGCAGAACTATTCGATATGGCTTCGGAGATGCTTCGTGAAATATTCCGAACGCGGCTTGGATTTTACTGGCCACGTGATCGAGTCAAGTTTATTGATGTGATATCCTCACCGATATTCACCTCGGTGAGGATTGAGCAGGATAGAAAACTTGTGCACAGAGTGCATATTGACATCTGGCTCGAATACGAGTTATCCTGGTGGCGCGATTCCGATCCGGCGATACGTCGGTTTGGATACGAAATTAACGATTATCTGACAGGGATGCTATTCGAGCCAGGCGCATACGGATGTACAGTTAAGCTTGTAAGGTGATTTTATGAAGATAGTAAAAAGGCTGATTGACGCTAAGGCTGCTGGTCTTATAACAGAAGAAAAATATCAGGAATATGTTAGAAAGAATCCTGATACGTGGGCCAGCATGAAGATTGAGGTTGAGGTTCCTGACAAAACAACGACACAGGAGGTATCGTATGGTTCGCTTTATGGTGATAGTTAATGCCAGTATACGGAAATAAGAATGCTTTTGTTGGGCTCGTTATTGAGCTCAGGGCGATTGGCCCAGTCCCTATAATAATCGGCCAGGGGATATGCGGCCTCGTCGGGACATCGAACAGAGGTCCAACATCTGAGGCAGTCCCGATAGGGATGCCATCCACCGGTACCAGGCTTTACCACAGTGGCGATCTCAAGGAGGCAATTGAGCTCGCATTCCAGCAGGGTTGTCCTGTGATTTATGCTGTTCGTGTGCTTGGTAAGGGGAACAAGAAGGCAAGCAAGAAGGTTAAGGATGGCGCCACTACACCGAGTGAAGTAGGTACATTTTACGCTGCCAGCGAAGGTATATGGGGTAACTCGGTTATAATCACCATCGAGGATGGTGAATTCAAGGCAACCGATGTTGAAATATTCGCTGGAGATGGTACCGCCGGCCCGTATGCCCTGAAGGTTTGTGATATTATCGAGTCTCCGAGAAACTATGTCAAGGTCAATGGTATTCCGAGAACGATTGTATACAATTCAGGCGATCTCGGAGAGGGCAAGGTATATGTTGATAAGGTAAACGGTACAATTACATTCTATGAGGGCGAGGAACCAACAACAGCGCAGACGATTTCTGTTTATGTCAAGTACATGACCAGAACAGTCACTCTCACAGATAACGAGATGACTGAGACATACCGCAACATACGTGATCTCATTGATCTCCAGGCCAGGCTGAGAACAAGCGCACTGGCAAACTTCGTGCCGAAGGCTGGCGCGCTGCACCTACCCGCCAACAGCACATTTGCTCTTGAGGACGGTAGTGATGGACAGGAGATCGTCACCGATGATTGGGAGGAGGCGCTGTACCTTCTCGGCAATACAATTGCGCCCACGACCGTTGCCATAACCAGCTACGAAGTCGAGCCATCGTCTTACGACCTGATTCCGGTTCTGGATGGATTCGTCACCTGGATGGCAAACAGGTTCCAGCCATGTATAGGTTTCGTGTCTGCCAGAGAGAACGAGTCTGTTGCGAATCTGCTCGATCTGGCGGCTGGATACAATAATCGTCTCCTTGTCATAGAGGGCAACGGATGGGATCAGTCGAATCCGAGAAAGAACCTCGCGGTTGCTCATGCTGCTAAGGAGGCGGCAGTTGCGCTGGGCGAGTCGACTGCTCTTGCTATGAACTCTCTAAATGGTGTAAGAGACCTTCTGGTCACATTCAACCAGGACGAGATGGACGCACTCACGCGCGGCGGTATTAACGTATTCATGAAGCAGCGTGGTATAAAGCCGTATGTCAGTATTACGACAGCAACCGACTGGCAGTTCATGAGGTGCGTTGATAACAGAACAATCAACTGGATAATCACCGCACTGGATTATGTCTGTAAACAGTTCTACCACCAGAGGAGGACTCCAGAGGTTCTGACTGCGCTCAAGGCCTCCATTGAGGGTATTCTTGATGAGCAGGTCATACTCGGCAACGTGGAGAGGTATCACGTTGAGGTGATGCCGAACGAGATAGATGTCAACCGCGTTGATGTCGAGCTGCTGGTACAGAACATCGGACACATTGAGCGCGTGAGGGTCGTGTTCGGCGTCGGAGTACTGCCGAAAGAGTAAAAAAGGTGGTGATTAATGCCAGGAAATTATAAACCAGCATTTAACCAGGGTACAATTCTTGCAAACCAGCATAACATTGATATAGTTGCTCAGGACCCTGGAGATATTGTTGCGATTTTCACTCCATCAAAAGGAAATGGTACGCCCGCAAATATTCAAACATTGAAGATTCCGCTGAAGGCATTTACATGTGATAAAACAGTCGATGTGACTCCAGTGTACGGCACCGGTTCACATCTGGCCTATCAGAAGACGTATGGTAAGGTTGGCTACAAGGGCAGCTTTACCATCAATTCGTGGATAGATCAGGCTGAGAAGATGAAGCTGGAGCGCCTTGTATACTCCCAGGAGAAGTGGGAAGGCACTCCATTGGAGTTCGATATCATCATAACGGACCGTGTCGGAGCCGGAGGAGAAGAGTCACAGACTGGAGAGACCAGCGGTTCTGGTGAGTCGGGAGGTGCCTCACAGGCCTCGCCGGTCATTGTGAAGGTGCTGTACTGTACTCTTTCCAGCAGCGGAATAGATATTGGCGAGCCAGGCAACGTTATTGCTACGAAGTACGAGTACGTTGCCCTCAGGCGGCAGCCCTACTAAATGATTTTCCTCCCTGTTGGGAGGAAAATCCTTTTAATAGTTATTAGCTATTAAGGAGCGTGTAATATGGGAAAGCTAAGTAAGTCGGTAATAATTCAGGGTATAGATTACAGAGAAGATGTGTTTCTTCCAGCATATAATGCAACAGTGACCATCCGGCCTCTCACAGATGTTGAGCTGTTTGAGTGCAGAGAGGCGGCTGGGATAATCGATATACTTGCTAAAAGAGGAATCACGGGAGGTTCTGATAAGGAGATACTCGAAAAGATATCAAGTGATCCGGAGATAATGAGAGACTGGATCACAGCGTCGAGCAAGCTGGCTGTTCAAGCCGCAAGATATGGTATTGTAGATCCAGAGCTCAGGGAGCTTGTGGATAACCCATTGAAGGGGCAGCCAGGACAACCTGATAAGGTCATGGCTCTGGAGCTCCTCCGTGGCGGATCTCTGGAGCTGATCGGGTATCGAGTTATCGAGATCACCAGTGGTGATATTTCAAATTTTACAACTCAAACGACGGAAAGCAGTTCATAATGCTTCATGCTGCGGGGTATAAGTTCGATAAGAGTATTGAAAAGCTCACGCCCGCGCAGATTGAATTGATTGCTCGTGCTCAGGCATATATCAACAGCGGCGAGAATGGGCCTGTCGAGGAGATCACACCATCCGGACGCAAGCTCATACGGATGACGGAGGAGGAGTTCGAGAGGTCTCTCCGTGGAAAGGAGACTCTACAGCAGCTCAAACAGAGATTCGCTGCAATGAAGCAGGCTGCGATCGAAGAGGCACGAGATTACGCACGTCAGAGAATAGAGGAGGCACGCAGGAGGCTTGGATTCGATAAAAAATGTCCGACATTAGAAATGCTACAATAGCGATTCAGGTTGTTGGAAATGCTCTACAGGAGATAACCAAGATCATTGGAGCATTCAAGCAGCTAGTCCAGATGGCAAAGAATCCTATTGTGATAAAGGTTGCAGTAGACTCTGAGTCGCTAAAGCGTAGCAACGAAGTGATTGAGAAGGCTCTTCAGGCCACCAGGACTGCCGAGGTGCCTGTTGAGCTCGGAGAAGAAAAGAAGAAGGCAGAGGAAATTGAGGTACCCTCCATTCCTCCACAGGAGGTTCCAGTACGTCCCAGGCTCACTGAGACACCTTCACTTCCGCCTCTCTATCTCCCAATTCAATACTCAGGCAAGATCCCTCTAGCAAAAACCACGAAGATTCCTCCATCTGAGTTCGTTTCAACAGGGATCATTCCTCTTCCTGAACGTGGGATAGCTCCTCTTCCTGAGCGCAGAATAGCTCCTCTTTCCGAGAAAGAGCTAGCTCCGCTGCTCGATTCTACTCAGTTTGAGCGAAGTGCCAGCATCAAGGTGAATGCTGTAACCAAGCTCACCGGAAACACCGGATTGTTCCGATCTGCGCTTAATGCCCTTGGCGGGGTTATGGGCAGTATCATCGGCCAGTTCAGGGATATCCGTGGAGAGCGTGGATATGCGGAAGCGATGGACGAGGCCAAAGAAAAGACCGACGATATGGCAGATTCGGCCAGTAAATTGACTCTGAGGGTCAAGACTCTTGGTCAGGCGCTGCGAGCTGAAAGGTTTGCAACAACGACGATATTCACATCGCTTGCATCGATGTACCTCTTCACCAAGCTGCCTGAGGCAGCAATGAACTACGACCAGATGAAGAGAGAGTTCATTGCACGCGCCCGTGAGAAGGGTTGGGGAGAGGATATAATTGAAGAGCTTACTGCAAGCAAGCCGGCTGTTAAAGGCATATCCAGATATGAGCATTTAGAAGCACTGAGTACAGTTGGATGGTACGAGAGAGAACCTGAAAAGCTGCTGCCGCAAATCACCAACATGGAGAAATTTTATGCGGCATACAAGGAGACTCTTCGTACTCAATCTGGAATCGGTAGCTTCAGCGAGCTGATGTCTGCAATTCATTCCGGCAATTACGAAGTACTGAGACCTGTTCTCGGTACCAGCATAATTACAGAGATTCAGGCAATTCCTGAGGCGTATCGAGAGATAATGCAGGAGTACATCAAAGAGGGAATGCCGGCAGATATCGCAGAGCAGCGTGTCAAGGAGCTTGCCGCGATTGATGCCATAAATAAAAAGCTTCAGGACACAACCGACCTGGAGAAGCGGATTGCAGATAATTCGCGGATGTCGTGGCAGGACTTCTATGCGGCTGTGCTTGATGTTGGGATTGTCATCGGTGATACAATCCTCCCTGCAATGATGACCCTGGCGGACTGGGCGCGAAAGCTGGCTGATTTTATCAGCAGCCATAAAATTCTTGCAACCATTATTGGATGGGCACTTGTTCTCGGACTCGTTGCAACCATAATAGGATTGATTGCCAGCATAATAATGTCCGCAGTCGGCGGACTCGGTATAATGGCATCTCTCCTGGCCGGAATAGGATTGGGTGTGCCTGAGATCGCCGCTGCGTTTGCTGCAATACTTGGAGTTATCGTGCTTCTACCGCCGATACTTGAGAAGATCGGCTCAAAGCTGGGATGGATTGCGGATTTGTTCAAAGGCATTGATGTGAACAAGCTCCTGGTTGGAGATATCGGTCAGCTCGGCGTCGTTGCGGATAACATAAAGGAGATGATAACATCCCGCATAAAGATATCCATCGGAGAAGGTCCGCTGGGTGTTTTCAAGGGATTCGATTTAGGAAAGCTGCTTTCAGGCGATCTTGGTCAGATCCGCACAATCCTCAGCAATATCGGGAATGCTCTTAAGGGAGAGTACATCTCATTTCTGGGATCAAGGATAACAGATGCCATATTCTCAATTCCGGATGCGATTGTTGGCAGTATTAAGTACACATTACATGATCTCTTTGATCCTGTTATCAATGCAATAAATATGCTATCCGGTATCGCCTCAGGCATATATGATAAGCTGATTTCGATCTGGGGCGAGATTGTACGCATAGTTGATAAGATTAAAGATTTTGGAATAAAGAATGTTCCTGGCGTAGCCAAGGCAGAGTCGATTGTTAATACAATAAAGGAGAAATCGTTCGGATTTTTATCTGCTCTGCCATTCAAAACAATGCTCACTGCCCAGGTGGCTGGTCCGGAGCAGAGAGACATTGGCGATATTAAGAACCAGATAAAAATTGTAACAAATGCCGTAGCCGGCCCTGTTATGGGCAATCTCGTCGATCGTTTTCCGTTTTTGATTACCATAATAAATCTTGCTTATGAGATAATACTCAAGATATATGAGCTCCTGCGCCGATTACTTGACTGGATAAATGAGAAGCTCGAATGGATTCATGGATTGATATCAAAGATCTGGGACTGGGTATCTGGGTTCAAGGATTGGCTGGCTGGTATACTATCAAAAATCCCAGGTGTTGGTAGTCTGTTTGAGTCTGAGGCTGAGAAAGAGCTCAAAGAGCAGTATGGATTTGTCGGGTGGGGAACAGAAGAGAACGAAGGGATGGCTGGATTCCAGGCATATGGCATCAATTATTCAAAGGTGCCTTCTGAGCTTTCTGGTGAGCTTGCAAGACTAATATCTGAATACAGTGGGGGTAATTCATACCTGGCAGGAGGGCAGTACAAGAAGTTCGTCGAAGAGCATCCTGAGATGGCTGAGTATTTAAAGCCAATCTTCGCGAAATACTACACTCCATACGAGGCAACCCTGCCTATTGAAAGGGGCGGCCTGGGAGTGCCACCAGACCTTCTTGATAAGGCGAAGAACGAAAAACCCCCTGAGCCGGCAAAACTACCATCTCCAGGCGAGATTGTGGAAGGAGCAAAGGAGGGCCTGGAAGAGCAGACAAAAGAATCCGCACAGAAGACGGAGGAGGGGCTTAAAAACAAATCCACCGCAATGGGCGCCGCTGACTGGAGCATATTCTCGCCGCTCAAGTATGCATATAGCGCTGGCAAAGGAGCTCTCAGCAAGTTTGATGTCGGATCGACGTTCGAGCGCGGTGGCATGTTTGCAGGTATTGTTCACGCGCCGGAGGAGATAATCCCACAGGCAGTTGCCAGGAGAGGTCCTGGACCGATCTCGTCTGCTATAAACACGCTGCAAAACATTATCGAGCAGAACAGACGGGAGATTTCAAGAGCAGAGAAATACGATATCGGTGTATCATTTAACCGTACTGGATTATTTAAAGGAATTGTTCACGCCCCTGAAGAGATAATTCCTCAGGCAGTTGCGAAGAAGGGCCCTGGACCAATATCCAATGCGCTGAGTATGTTGCATAAATTCTCTCTCAACCAGGTAAACAGCCGGAGCTCCAGCATAATAAATGCAGCTATGCAGCGGAGCCATATTTCGCTGGAGAAAATGATATCAGAGAACGTTAAAAGAGAGGAAACGTACTCAATGCCTACGTATAATGTAAATCTATCAGTGAATGTCGATAATCCTGTTATTGATAGCCGAGAGAGGATTGAGGAGCTGACTACTGAGCTCCGGCACAGGGTCGAGAGAATGATCCGCGATGTGATACATCGTGAAATGAGATACTATACAAGAGCTTAGGAGGTTAAAGCGTGCCAGACGATACCAATATCGATGATACCAATACTGATGATACTTCAGGATCGAACACGTCAGGAAGGGGCGTTGCCGTAAAGATCGGCACTCTGACACTTGGCGAGAACCTCATAGATCCGGATCCAAATCCACAAAGAATTACGTACACACAGGACTTCAGTATTCGAGTACATGACTGTATACCAAAACCAAAAACACAGTGTACCCAGCCGGAGGGGCTGTGGAGACTGGTTATCGAGTTCACAACTACCCGTAAGGAGACAAGCGATAAAATTGTTGAGATGAATGCTGGACCGCACTGGGTTGTCACTGACCGAATGTCGCTCCCATGCTATATCGAGAGAAAGCGTGGTGTCCAGGAGCCAGGTAATAAGGACGTAATGAGATGGGTATTCGAGCTGATTGAATGCTACGACGGTACAGGAGCTGAAAGCTATGGAATCACTCCTGGATATCCGACAGAGACACAGCCGCTTCCGACCGATAATACGAGCTCAGGTAATCAGTAGGTGATCATTTGCCAATCAAGTACTGGATAAAGATCGGAGATACTGTTCTCAGCAATGCCAATTACGATCCAGGAAGACCGTACAGGGACGATCCTGAAAAGGTCAATGCCGATCTGATTGAGCTGGTGCTTGAATCAATGCAGAACGCTGATGGCCAGACGTTCACTATAAAGCTGGCTAATATCGACCATAAGCATACCGGCAGGTGGATGGTCACTGATTTCGTATGGTTTGCATTGATCGATGAAGGATATACAGCACGACCGAATAGTGACAAGCCTGTCCGAGTATATCAGGATAAATTCCCACTATGCCGAGGCACTGTTCAGTACGTCGAGTATGACCTGTACAATGTCCTTATAAAGGGGTCATTCCTGGAGGACGAGCTTGGTGCTGATTACCCCTCAAACGAGCTTGTGTTCACCGGCATGAAAATATCTGATGCCGTCAACAAAACTCTTGATGATTATGAAAAGAAAAACGGCATCAAATTCGATAAGCGGTTCATTCAGGTAGAAAATGACCTTGTAATGGGTAATGTGATACGCAAGACCAACGAGAAGTACAGAGATATAATGGACTTCCTTGCAAATATGTGCGGCGCCATCTGGTGGGTTGAGGCCGGAGAGCAGCCAGGTACTGCATACTTTCACTTCACAGATGCACAGAATACTGGCATGGAAACCCGTATATGGGATTTCACCGAGAAGGTTACGCTACCATCATATGGTCTGAATGTTATTGGATATCTGAATGATGTCGTTGTTGTGGGAGGCGGAAATCCAATAATTGTGGATCCGAATGCGATCGGCTCGGAGATCATGGATACCAGGAGGATATTTGGCAAGCATACACAGATTGATCCTGGTACAAAGATCTTCAGCGGCCCAACGATATTCGATCCTACACAGTATGATAAGGAGAAATGTGAGGAGAGGGCAAGGAAGATCGTAATTACCAGCAGGCAGGTCAACAAAGGTATCGCTCATCCCGAATTCATGGGCGTATCTCCGAAGCTCACCGACATAGTGTCGTATACACTGGCAGAGATCGGGAGAATGAATCCTGGAAATACGTACCGAATAATCCAGGGTCCAATAAAGATCACTGGACGTGTCATATCAAAGCGTGTTGAGTTTTCCGCTGATGGATGGGTATGTCAGCTAGGCTTGAAGCCGCTGAATGATCAGGAGCTATGGGGGTCGAGTAATGCCAGCAGCCAGCAGTAGTAAGGCTCCAACGGATATAACTCCTTTGAATCCGGTTGGAGCGAAGGTATTCATGTCCGATAGTGCAATCGTCGGCTACACACGGCAGATGAACTATCGTATCGTATATTTCGTCTCAAAGGATGAATTCAAGCGGCTCCTGGATAAGCTCAATGCGGAAAGCAAAGGAGAACCATATCTATATACCGATTTTCTGCCGCAGGGGGAATACGATCTCTATTATGATTATAGGACTGATACACCGATCGTGTATACCAGGTACGAACTGGATGTGATTACGATTGACAACTTTGAATATCTGTGGATCGTACATCCGTGGGATAGCTCATATGTGGCCGGTAGCATTGTGTATGGCTGGCCAAACTGGATAATACGATAGGAGAGAAAAATATGGCAATTGTTAGAGAAGGAACCGAATCACTTGTAGATGCATATCTGGCGAAGCCGATAGCTCCTGCGATATGCATGGTGGATAAGATATATCCCCATCAAAAAGCCTGGAATATGGGAGCAGGAGACCGGAAGTTCAATGTAGTCGATATTCATCTACGTGATATCAGAGAACCCCCAAACGACGAGAATGATATAAAAATCTATAAGAGAGCTCTCGTTCTCCAGCGATATCATGGAAACGCATGTGGCACACCATGGACCCCACGGGTTGGAGATCTTGTTCTTGTGCTGTATCTGCATGACAACCTGCCGATAATACTTGGAACGCTGCCAAATATATTTCAGGAGCCCGTCTGCCGGCCAAATAGCAATGAGGACTCCATATATGACATGGTGTGCAAGATATGTAAGTGGGAGCGACCTAAACGTACAAAGGAGAATGAATACAACTGGACAGAGCATCCGTTCCCATCACATCCTCCTGTTTGCATGAAGTACTTTGATGATACCAGGGACTGCGTCCTGGTGCACACATGTCCACATGGATACAAGGGACATGATGAAGTATGTGAAAACTGTAATACAGTGGATTACATCGATGCAGGTACATACCTGAAGGTGCTATCCGGAAACACAAACTCCAAAATAGACCCCAACTGGAGAACAAAATATCACCACATAACAGGATCGATTGTGTATTTCGATTATGACGGGACGATCCATATAGAAAATAAGGTACAGGAGTCGCCGAAAGGGCATATAATCTTCTATCCAACCGGAACAATCGAGATGCATAGTGATCATAATGAGAGCTCAGGTGCATCCGTTACCGTATACGCTCCGGAGGATCCATCCACAATCGCGGCAGACATGCTTCACAGAGACACTGGAGCGCATGTGAGAATCTACAAGAGTGGTGTGGTTGAGATCACGGCTGCGCATGTACATATATACAGCGACGTAACGATTCATGGCCACCTCACAGTATCGAGCTGTACACATGGACCATGCAGTTGTGGTTAAATTTATTCGGGGTGATATTATGCCGGACCTCAAGACCAATATGATGTTTGATGCTGGTTATGTGAAGTGCCACTCCACACTGGAGCTGGAGATCACACCATATGGAGACCTGGCGCTCACATCGGATGATATTGAGCTCTTCAATCAGAACTTTCTGCTTTACTGGGGAATACCGCAGGGTGAGCGTCTCGATCCGCGCATAGGCTGTCCATGGTATGATTATCAGCACAAAAAGTCCACCAGTGCAAACCTGGCTGAGTTTCAGAATGAATTAAAGGAATCGCTGAAATGGCACTTTCCAGGTCTTGGTATAAAATCACTGAACCTAATATATCTGGATAACCACACCATATTCGGAGAGATGACCGTAGGGAGCGGCAAAATTCAGTTCCTACTTGATGAGCAGGAGCTCATGAACCTGAAGAATAGCATATGGGACCCGTTCAGAGAATTGATGGGTGAGACAAATGAGTAGTCGACGAACTGTAAGCCAGATTGTTGACGAGATGAAATTTGATATAATGCGTAGAAATCCGCAACTGAGCTACTGGGGTCCACTATCTGTTATAAGAACAATCGTGGAAGCATTTGCAGTACAGCTATACGAGGTTGAAAAGGAGATAGAGAGGACTGAGCGGGTTCTGTTCATAGATAGCGCAACTGGGTCCGATCTGGACCGGCTCATCAAGGATCGACTGCCGGAGGGGAGACATCCAGGCACGAAGGCAAGTGGTATAGTGGTTTTCTCGCGTGACACTCCCGCTACATCCGATATCACAATTCCGGCTGGAACCAGACTGGCGGCTGTGCATCCGACCATGGACACCATATACTTTGTGACAACTGAGGATGCTATAATAGCGGTCGGAGAAACATCCGTCTCAACCAATGCAGTCGCCGAGAAGGAAGGCATCAACGGGAATGTTGTCGCATATGCTATAAATCATATGGTATCCACCATTCCAGGCGTTGTTCGAGTTGAGAACCCATATCCATTTACAGGAGGATCCAATGAGGAATCTGATGACGACCTGAGAAAGAGGTACATGTATACGGTCAACGTGCCTGGACGGGCCACTGCCAATATGATAGAGCAGCATCTCAAGGACGATGCAATGATTCTTGAAGCCAGATGCTACAATGTTGGTGGCGGTGAGGTTGAGATAATCGTAGATTGCGCCGAACCGAGTGAGGAGAGATTCATTGAAGTAAGCGAGAAAATTGAAGAGAACATAGCCGCTGGGATTGTATCTCGTGGACTGTATGCCGCTATAATTGATTATGCTAATCCAATGTATGAGCTCGGAGATTCTGATGGAGGATACATATGGCTGCGAGCCGAGCGAATGATTCCAAATGATGAGACAATCACAATTTACTTCAAGGATAAAAATGGGGAAACACAGGAGGCAACTGTTATCATTCCAAGAAATACTCCAAAGGGGTTTGCTATAAAGGCTCAGATGCCCCAGGGAAAGCTCGCAACCTCGATTACTGGATCGAGCACTGTGCAGTACAGCTACACAGCTCTGATTGGCCTCGGAGAGTATCCGTATTTGTTTAACCTGCCTGAAACTGTTCTGGTTACAGTTACCATATCCATAACTCCGACAGATACTCCTGAGAAGGATCTGGACAAGAATATCGAAGCATCCGTTACGAACTTCCTCAACTCGTTCAGCATCGGAGAGTCTCTTGAATTCAGCGATCTTGCGCAGTATGTGTACTTCGAGTATGGCGAAAACGGTAGAAAATTTGTTGGAATAGACACTGTTAACAGTATACTCATATCTGGAAACAATACCTCAATAAATAGCTACGGTGAAAAAATAGAGGTAGAGCCAGATCAGAGAATCAGAGCCGGAAGCGTTACGGTATCAATGGTTTAATTAGTCCAGACCAAGATAATCCTTACGATTTAGATACAGTGCTTCTGTTATCTCAAGGTCTCTTTTATTGTACTCTACCAGCTCATCTATTTTTCCGGCATTATAGAGCTCTTCAACTATTTCTCCGGTAGAGGATTTTATTTTATCAGTGATCAGCATACTCAGCTCCCCCAGGCTCATCGGCATTTCCCACTTTATCTTTTGATATATATCGTAGTTTCGCGGGCTTTTTGATGATGGGAGAAGATCACCGAATCCAGTTATTCTGTTTTTTGCTGCTCTCCACCGTATCATTGGTATATCAAATCCGATTCCATTGAATGTAATAATCCGTGTCGGATTGTTCTTTTCTAGAAAATTTTTCGTGTCTAGCAGAACCTGTCTTTCATCACCGACAAATATAACAGAATCATTTCCAATCGGTTTGAAACCTACAACGATTATTTTCGATGTACATGGATGAAGAGCAGGTGCTGACATCTTTTTCTTCTTCGATGAGAAAAGAGAGATGAACTGATCAACAACGTCCTGAGGGGCACTGATCGTTTCGATATCCATTACAACCTCCATCACGATTCCTCCATGTATGTTATAGATAGAATAGCATCAACTGGCAGCAGCACATATTTAGATGATGAATTGTCTGTCTTGAGCAATATTGCTGACATTGAAAAATCCTGCAATATACCAGCATAACTTCTATGCTCAAGAACATCTACGGTAATTCGTTTACCAACATGTGCTGAAAGGGTGCGGTATACCAGATCTTCGATTTCCATCTCATGACCACCTATTGTGAACTCAAATATGGATCAAAGATATATAAATATTTCCAATATCCAATATACTTAAATCAGTATCATATCCAATTTTAAAATCTCCGGAGGTAGTTTGATGCTAGAAGAGATCCAGAAAGCACTACAGATTCTTATCGATGATGGCCAGATCGTAGAGCTGCGAGCGTTCGGTCGCGACAGAAAAGAGATCATATCTGGATACTTTAAATACAAAGATGTCCTTGCGCGACGAGCACAGGACCTCGACGATAGCGGGAAGTATAAAGGCATACATATCACACTAAACCCTGTAAAACCTGAGCTGTATAACATATCCCCCGAAAATATCATAAAATCCACACGAGCAACGTCCGATATGGACATACTAAAGAGGATCTGGTTTCCCGTCGATGTCGATCCAGTAAGAAAATCCGGAGTGTCCTCTACCGATAATGAGCACGCAATTGCGATTGAAGTTGCGAGGCGAATAATCGAGTTCATGCAGGACATGGGCTGGCCGGAACCAGTAATGGCTGACTCAGGAAATGGTGCACATCTTTTATGGAGGATTGATCTCCCAAATGATGAAGAATCCCGCCGGCTGATCGATTCATGTCTTAGAGTTATGGCAGACCTGTTTGACAGTGATCAGGTCAAGATCGATACATCAGTATCAAATGCCAGCCGGATATGGAAGCTGTACGGCACGACTTCCAGGAAGGGGGAAAACTCACAGGATCGCCCATGGAGGATGTCCAGAATATTGAAGGCTCCAGATAATATTGGAGTAGTTAGTAAAGATCAGCTAATAAGTTTTGCCGCGCTTCTGAAAGACCGATCACAGCAGGTAGACGTGCTGTCATATGGCTCGGCATGTGAAATTGATATCAAGAAGTGGATAGAAGATCACGGGTACACCATATATCGCGAGAAGGACGGCTACCTCGGCAGAATATATGTTCTGGATACATGCCCCATGAACCCAGAGCATACTGATAAGTCTGCATGTATTATAAAATGCAAGAACGGCAGGATATTGTTCAAGTGCCACCACGACCACTGCAAGGAGTACACATGGAATGACGTACTTAAGAAGCATGGAGAAGTGATGGGGAGTGTGGTGGTAGGAAATAATCAGATACTCACCATATACGATGTGACCAAGCCAGATCGAAACGATCCCTCCATTCTTCGGTTCAGCCCCACTAAGGCCGCGAGGGCCATCCTGTCGATATATACAATAATAACAGACGAAGATGGGGATATGTGGGTATATGACAACGGTATATATGTAAACGGTGTCAATGACCTGATCGATAAAACACTCAGCCGTGTGGCAGGCGATCTATATACACTTAACATGAGTAGAGAAACGATCAGGAAGGTTCAGATTGAAACAAGAAAGTCAGGAATAAGATGGAATGCGAATCCAAACTTATTCGGAGTCGCTAATGGAGTTATAAACCTTGAGACGTGGGAATTTATGGAATATTCTCCGGAAATGTATATAACGATTAGATCTCCTGTTGTATATGACCCAGAGGCCGACTGCCCTGAAATAAAGAAGTTTCTTAGATCAATATTTGCCACAGATGATGATATCCTCACGATAATTGATTGCTTTGTTGCGATGTCCAGATCAATCGCATCAGGTTATTTTCTGACTCTTATCGGAATAGGTGGTAATGGTAAGAAGGTACTGGAAACCCTGATGATGGAGTATGTGGGACATGAAAACTATACCACTGTTCGTGTCAGCAAGCTGGATAATGATCGGTTTGCCAGAATGTCGCTGAAAAACAAGCGGCTATTGATAAATTCTGAAGTAAGCGGAGAGAAAGCAGAATCAGACTGGATCAAGCTTATTGCTACTGGCGATGTCACAGACAGCGACGTAAAATATAAGAATAGAATAAAATTCTCTCCATTCTGCTTCCAGGTATTCGATACGAACATCGGGCAGAGATTTCACGATAATTCTCGTGGATTCACCAGGAGGATACTGAAAATCGACTGCCCTTACATATTCACACCGAATCCAGATCCGAATGACCCCATGCAGAAAAAGGAAGACCCAGACATATACAAGAAGATTTTAACACCGACCGAGCTATCCGGACTGCTGAATATCGTGATCAAGAGAGCTCCTCACGTCATCAGGACTGGCCACATATACCACGTGAAACCTGGAGATCAGATGTCAGATGAGTATTACATGCAATCCGATTCGGTGTTTATATTCGTTGACCGGTTCATCTCATACGACCCAGGCGCACCATTCATTCTGACTTCCGAGATATACGAGGCATACAAAAGTTTCTGTAGATGCATAAATGCCACCGCGAAGCGTGATGTTGTGCTTGGTAGATACATATCAAAAGTATATAAAAAGGCAAGTAGAAATGGAATCAGTGACGGCAAACGTGGAAAAGGGTTTGATGGGGTGCTGATAAACTACAAAGAATTGAATGAGTTTATAAACTCGATGAGCAGCCGCAGCAGCACATCAGATGCGTCAAAAATAGTTGCAGAGCTGTTTGGGGAAAAAACATAAATACTTAATTCAATCACATTACTTGCATGTATAAGGAATGTGGTAAGCGGGTCTCTCAAACCCGCTCACGCCAGGAGCCGTGCGCGCATGACTATGGAAATAGTTGGTAGTCCTAACATATTAACCTTACCATCGCAGCAGTTGTCGGCCATCGATATCCAGAGAATAATAGATGTCGCCATCGACAATGCGACGCATACTCTGGTCAGCGAGATAAATGAGCTCAGAAAGGAGAATGCAGAGCTGAAGGCAAAGCTGAGCAGGATGGAGCACGACATCAACACCGCTAACGAGAATGCAGTGATTGCAATCGAAAATGTAACAAAGCTCAGGAGGAGCCTGTCACATGGAAATAGCGACCTCAGTGAGAATAGACGACTTGCTCTGAAGTCGATGCTTATTGCAAACGGCGGTAGAATGTCTTTTAAAGATGCGATGAGGTTAATGGGCATAAGCAAGTACCAGTTCTCCCGACTGATACGAACATGCGATTTCGTCGAGGTGAAGAATTCCAAAACAGACAAAAGAAAAAAATACCTTATACTCACGGATAGATAG